TCATAACCCTTCGTTGCTAGGGTGAGAAAATTGAAAGTTCGTTTGTCCATCATCATTGAAAGCATTGGCATCGAAGCCATCTTTCAAGGTAATGGCGCGAGTTTGGATTTGTTTGTCAACACGCAAGCGTTCGCAGTATTTGTATAGTGTCGAAGTATCTTCCGTCAGGATGAAACCGATTTTTTCGTGATCAGCCTGCGCCATCAGTTTCACGTCATCACGTATTGCAACGCGCGAATCGCTTTCGTCACGCGACTTCAATGCATTCCATAGCCGGGCAGCCTGCTGACCGTGCGTCATGTTGAAATTGAGAATCCGAAAATCACCCAGCGGAAGATCAGCCACAGATTGTTTAATCGCAAATTCCGCTGCCGCGATAGCCGAAAGATACATCGGCACATCATTTTGAAGCATGTAACGAAAATACTGTTTGGCCGTTTCATGATTTAGTCGTTGGTCGTTGACTAGAGTAATCAAGAAACTGGTGTCAAGCAAAGTCATTGCACTCATCTGCTACTCCGCAACTCTTCCAGCCAGTTATCCGGTACGTCTTTCCATGCCTGTGTACCTTTGTACACCAGATTGTTGAACTCATCCTCGTTCCAAACTGATTTTCCTGCCTGAAATTCTAGTAAGCTCAAGTTACGCAATTCGCCCGTACTCAAACTCTCTTCGGCGCGAATGAGAAGCGTCGCTGGCTTGTACAAGCGGTTTTTTTCTTCGTTTGCCAACAATTGCTGATCCGTAGCAATCGTCAGTACTCGCCCGTCGGCCAATTTCAAGTGGACGTTGGCTTTGTTCGTACCCCCTAAGTCCGTGACCAAGCCACTGATATATTTTTCCACCGGAACCCATGCCAACTCGACCTCATTGCGGAAGTTGGTTCTCGCATTCACACGTACCGTGATCTTGTTGTCTTGGTCAGCCAGCATGTAGCTACGGTTTGGATATTTGCGAGCCTCCTTTTGCCAGCGCTCTACCACAGCAGCGCGTCTGGGATCAATTTGCCCCAAGGTATCAGGGCTGTTCAACAGGGCGATGTCAGACCACAGACTTACAGCGGTTAGCAGACCCGTGGCCACCATCGCCAAGGAGCCGTCCTCAATGGAAACCATCAATTTGTTTGGATCAACATCCTTATTGGAGCCTTTCAAGAACTCCGTCACATCCTTGTGGAACTCACCCAGCAGCCCCAACGGGACATGCGCAAGCCCGATCTCAACATCGTCGATGCGGTCGTTCAGGGCAAAACGCAAGGTGCCGATTGATTCCATGCTTGGAATTGTAATACTCAAGGGTATATGCAACAAGGTTTACCGCTTGCCAACATCAGTTTATGTTGTTCCCCTTCCCCTTTTTGGTGTTTCGCTTGTCATCTTCGTATACAGCTCAAACAGCTTTTCCAGCCGCTCGGTGTCGTTCTTGAAGCGGCGGCCGATGTAGATGCGTTCCAGGGTTTCGTCGTTGCGCTCGTGGGCTTCGCGCAGGTCGGCGGGCATGGCGGCGGGGTCGTAGAGGTCGGCGATGGTGGCCGGAAAGTGCGCCTCGCGGGCGAGAAGGATGTTTTCGGCGCAGCGGGTGAGGTCGGTTTTGTTTTGCTCGGTGAGCGTGGGAACGGGGAAGGTGTTCCAGCCGAGGGTGTTGGAGTAGGAAAAACGCATTTCCAGTCGAACGCAGACCGTGCCGATCCAGACCCAGTGCAGGCGCGATGCAATGAGGGCCATGTTCCAGAGCGGGGCGTCGTAGAGGGAAAAATTTCTGTCGCCAACAACGAAATTCGACGTCAGATAGTCAACCGGGAGATACGGACGATTTTCAGATGAAACGCGTGGAACAACGATAACGTTTTCCTTGGCTGAACCCGCTATCTGAACGAAACGATGGGGCTGTTTAGCGAACTGACGCGTGGACTCTGCATCAGACTTATTGCGATTTTCAGCCACCAGCTTTAACCGTTGCGCAATGAATTCACTTTCCTTAGCGGTGCCGACATCCTGGTCGTCAATCCACAGACAATATCGTAGCTTGCCATTAATCAATTCCTCTGAGCCAAGGAAGCGCTTGATAAAAGGCTGCGCAAGCGCATCTTTGCCCATGACTTGTTCAGCCAAATCCACATCAAGAAACAAATGCCCGCCATCACGCGGCATGTTGCCGAACAGCATGATGGATTGTTCTCCAATCGGCTCGCTGGCTTTTTGCACATAAGCGAGGCTATCCGGCACAAGGTAGGGGCCGATGGCGGAACATTGCTTGACAGCATCGTCGTTGTAGAGTTTTTTCGGCAGGTTCGATTTTTTGCCGAGTCCAGTAATGACTACGGTCACTCCGGCATTGTGGCTGGCAAGATTTGCCCACTTGAACGATGTGTGCGCAAAACGAATTTCAAAATCGCGCTGGAAAGCCACCGGCCACACGTCGATAGCCTGCTGCCCTTGGCAGACGCTATTGGTCGCCACAAACGCGGCCACCGCGTCCGGCACATGATCGGCGTAGTCAAAGAAACACGCGAACCAGCCCGTCACGAAGTCGGTGGTCTTGGCCAGCTTGGGATGTTTGCGCCAAGCATTCGCCAAATCAGATTTCTGCTCGCTGGTTTGCCATTTGCTGCCACGGTAAGGCGGATTCCCGCAAATAAACGTCTCCCCACCCTCGTTTTCAAAGTCGATTTCCGTCTGATCCAGCGGCGTTGCAAACAAGTCGTCGGCCTGCAACTTCACCCCCGTCCCGGTCGGAGGGCAGACACTCAACCAGTCCAGCCGCAGGGCGTTGCCGCAGGTGATCCAGTTCTCGGCGTTCAGCGGCAAAAATTCGGCCAGCGCCAGCTTCTGGCCGCGGTAGAGCGCGTCGCACTGGAACTCGGCGATGATGAGCGCGAGGCGGGCGATTTCGGCGGGAAAGTCGCGCAGCTCGATGCCGCGAAAGTTGGTGAGCGGAATGTCCGAGGCGCGGTCCGCTTCCTCGCGCCGCCGGTTGATCTCGGCCTCGATGGCGCGCATTTGCTTGTAGGCGATGACCAGAAAGTTGCCGCTGCCGCAGGCCGGGTCGAACACCCGGATGCGCGCCATGCGCTGGCGCAGGTTCAGGAGTTTGCGTCCGTTGTCGCCCGCTTCGGCCAACTGCGCGCGCAGTTCGTCGAGGAACAGCGGATTGAGCACTTTCAGGATGTTGGGCACGCTGGTGTAGTGCATGCCCAGTGCGCCGCGCTCTTCGTCCTCGGCGACGGCCTGGATCATGGAGCCGAAGATGTCGGGGTTGATCTGCGTCCAATCCAGACCACCGATGTTCAACAGGTAGGCGCGGGCGATTTTGGAAAAGCGCGGCGCATCGACGCTGCCGGAAAACAGCTCGCCGTTCACATAAGGAAAGCCATCTGCCCAACTCCGGATGTTGGCCGCGCGCCGATAACGGTCGTCAAGCCGACCTTCGTGTCGGGTCGGGATGTTCATGGCGCGAAAAATCTCGCCGATGACTTCGTGCGTATTCGATGAGTCCCGCGCGCTCATTTGATTGATGGTGGCTGTGAACAAACCCTTACCGTTAAAAATACCGGTATCTTCGGCAAAGAAGCAGAAGATCAGCCGTGCCATGAAGTGGTTCATTTCGTGGCGCCGCACCGCCGTGCCCCAATCCGGATTATCTTTCAGCAACTCGACGTAGAGTTTGTTCAACCTGCTGGTCGCTCGGATATCGAAGGCGCTTTCGCGGATTTGCTTGACGGTGGTAATCCCGGCCAGCGGCAGGAAGAAACCGAAATGGTTGGGGAAATCGGCATAGGCGCAGGCGACGGTTTCTTCTGAAGCCACATCCTCTGCCTCGAAGGTGTCGCCATCGGTGGCGAGAATGAATTTCGCTTTTGCCTTTGTTGTCGCGGGGCTGTTCTTGAGCGCAGCGAGCGTTTTCGTCACTTCGCCGGGTGCGGCGATGGCAATATGGATGTTGTTGGTCTGGAGGACGCCGCCGAGATCGGACTTGTTCGACTCGCCCTTGCGCAGGCGCCTGATGGTGGTTTCCTTGTTACCGAAGGCTTGCAGAAAGAGGTACGGAAACTCAGCCGCGTCGAATGGCTGTTCGGCCAAGGCCGATATTGCTTGTTCGATCTCAACGGCGTTCATGGGGCGTCTTTTTGCTCAAGGTTGCAGGTTTGAAAATATACCCACAAAACACACCGGATGCAATGAAACAGGCGTTGCCCTGAAAATGCAATAAGCCGCTGATTCACAGCGGCTTATTGGACGCTTCCGGACAACGCCGAGAACGCATCTTGGTGGGCCCCCTGGGAGTCGAACCCAGCACCAACGGATTATGAGTTCCTATTTTTTACCGTCAGTGTCCGTCTATATCTGTCAATTCAACGACTTAGCCGTCTTTATCCGTCTCTTTTCGGCTTTGCCGTCGTAAGTTTGTCGGAAGCTTTTCAGAGTCGTAAAAAAGCAAAACCCGCCGAAGCGGGTTTTGTCTCTCATTTTTTGCTCATAGAAACCGGCACAGGAGAAAATCCACTGGTTTAAAAATGAGAGCCGCAAGTATTAAGCCCCTGCGCTGGCTTAATTGGAATTTACGCCCAACATCAAAGCATGTCAACAAACAACAAATAAATGTTCCATTTTTTCGTCAAATATTTATAAGTGACGAAAATTCGGAACAATGTCAAACAAAAAGCCTTGATAGCGCCAGCACAGCCCCAGCTATAGCAATAAATGCATACACCGGAAACCATTTTGTCGCCTGATCAATTTTTGCAGTCTCAGCCTTCAATCTTTCGATATTCGCATGTACTTCTTGAAGGTTGTAGGTTTTCATGATTCATCAAAAGTCAAAGGCTCAGCCGGGGTTTTATCCCTCAAGCCGTTAATAAAATCAATATCACCATTCGTCAGGCCAAGGTCACGCCCAATCGCCGAAAGGGCTTCAACAAGGCTACCGCCAGACTCTTCCTTGGATTCAATATCACACATGGTATTCCCCTCAAACATAGAAAGCGCAGCATCCAATAGCGCCCCAGCAAGCGTCAAATGATACACCCCCACCCCGTCGGCGGGCATGTCCGCGTCCGGCGGTCGACGCCGGACGCAAAACGCGGACAGTATGCCCGCCGTGGACGGAGCCGAAACCCCGCGACGCTTTGCGCTCGCGGCGGCTCCTGCGACTGTGGTTAGGAAAGGTTGCGGCTTGCAAAATCCCCCATCGAAGCGCATGCGCTTTGCATTCACTTCAGGCTGTGAAGGGATTAAAGTCGCCAATCGCTTCAAATTTTGAGGCGATTAAGGGAGATAATCGCTTCACGCATGAGTTAATATGAATATGAGAAAGGTCAACGTCAGTTCAAACCGGCTTTGCTTAATTTCTTGGACATATCAAAATCAGGGGTTCAATCTGAAGGTTCATCAAGCCTAGTAACGCATTCTTCGGCCTTCCAATTGCTCAGGTCGTAGAAGTAATCAGGGAATTCTTTTGGGAGCGTTGTCTGCCCTCTTAACAACCTTTTCACAAGCTCGGCAAGGCAGTGAAAGTCTGCCATTCGTCGCATCTCGAGCGGGACAACAATATCGACACTCAGATAGTTTTTGAATCTTTCCGTTTGTATTGAAGGCTTGATTACAAAATTCGCTTCGCGTTCCAGACGTTTTTGTTCGTCTCGAAGTGTCTTGGAATAATCAGTATATTCCGGCCGTCGAATTGACGTGTAACTTCGAACCTTTTTGCGACTACGTCCCACTTTTTCAAACTCTGTTTTTCCGTCGTATATCATTCCTGTAAAACGAGTAGGAAAAAGAGAGTTGGCGTGATTAAGGGCTTGTTCAACTATCATTTCATGAAATTCATTACGAGGATGCGACCAACCCACACACACACGTCTCCGGCCAAGAATAAAATAGAAATCATCCCACCACGTCAGTGCATTCTCTTTTCTGTCCCCATAGAATAGCTCGACATATACACCATTACGATCAAAATAGCCTACGCGCCGATTGCTATGATATTGCCGGGCTGAAAGTCGTTTTTGTTCATAGTGGTAGTTTTTCATTTTGCCTCTGGTAGATCAATGTTTCTGGTTAAACTCGGACGTATTCAAGAATGAGGAAGATAATTGTTTTCGATTCAATTTTCTGCTGTGAAAATGTGAATCCAAAAAGCCCGCTGTTTGCTTCGTTTTTCTTTTCCTCATCGAGACCGCCAAGAAAAACGATTTCTCCAAAGTCACAGCTAAAATTTGTTGAGAAAGAGCGCTTTGTGATAGACGGGCTATCGATATTGCTTGTCTTGGTCACTAGAAAATCTGAGACTTCATGTGTGATGTCCGTGTACACAGTATCTTTGACGATGGTCGGCGTCAGGTTGACAATAAGCCCAGCTTCTCGGTAAAAAACAGATTGTACCGGATTGCCCTTTTCATCATAATCGTTTTTGCCCAATGTGGGAACCTCTTGACCGACCGACAGTTTTCCGGTTTTGCCGCTGGCGATCCGAAGGTTAGAGGTTGAGACCACATGGAAATGTGAATCCTGATTGATGACGGAAAGCACGGCCTCGATAGTGTTGTTCTTGAATCTGAAAAAGCTGTCCAGTGTGCCGGAGTCCCCAGCTTGGAAATTGAGGGTTTTGCCGAGCAGATGAAGCGCTCCAAAGAAACCGGCTCCGTTATCGGAGTCGTTCGAATATTCGACGACGGTCACCTTGGCAAGCACCTCATCCCGCTTTTTGTCGTATTCGTTTAGCAACATTCTGACGACATCAAGTTTTTGAGGTTCGCCCGTGAAAATCAAGCTATCTTCCATCGCAACCACCGTAGCGAGCTTTCCAGCGATATTTTTGAGGTCGTCTAGCTTCCGGTACATGGGATGGTACAAAAACACTTCCTGAGGCTTGTTTTGGGCTTCCTTGGCGGCGTTTACAAGCGTCGTAGCGTCCGGGATCTTCGTTGAAGTTTGATTTTGTGCCGGTCCCTTGGAAATTTCTGCCGGCAGGGGCAGAGCCGGAATCTTCGATATCCAGAAAACATCGTTCTTTTCTTCTACCTTAATACCGGCCGACTTCAGAACTTGCTCGATAGTGTCCGGCAAATCTTGGCGATCGACGGTCACCGACAGGGTAATCTTTTCGGGCGCATTGATAACCTCAGGGGACAAAATATAGTCCTTTTTGAGGATGCTTTTGTAGGTCGCCTCAGCAAGCTTCACTACAGGTATTTCCTGAAACGAGAGTGAAATGGATTCTGCGTTTGCAAAAACTGATATGAAAAGAAGAACTAGAGGTAATAAGCGTTTCATTTGGTTGCTCCCTTGTACCATTGACCATCCACCAATACTTGCCAACCTTCGGCCGTCTGTTTGATGACTTGAGGTTGAACAAATTTTCCATCTACGAATACCTGTACTTTTCCATCTGGTTGCCTGAAAAATCCGGCCGCAGGTGTCTTTGCTATTTTTTCTGTTTCTGTGCTATGAATCATTTGTTTCTGTTTCTGAAAGTGTGATTCGTAGAATTTGCATGAGAAAAAACCTGCAACCAATCCAAGAATGAGGAATGCAATAAAGCCCGCTCGATACATTTGCCAGACTCCCATGTGACGGCCTTTAACGTCCCAAGCCGATAGATAATGAAATCCTTCGCCGGTCTTGATGCCGACAAGAGGGTCAATCTTTTGTGTTGTATCGTAGGCTCGATACAGGTTGCCGCCTCGTGTAAATATACGATCACTGACAGGCGCGTTGGGTTGATTACCATAGCGCAGAATACAGAAGTGCAATCTTGGCAGCTTGAAGTTAAGTCCAAAGAGCCGGAATAGAGCGCCGAAGACAGGAACAGAGATTTTGTCTAGACGCCTTACAGTGCCGAATTGATCGAAAAGGGAATCCCTTATTTGGGCATCGACAAGCCGCGGATGCTGGGCGATCATCAGAATGTCCCAACCGTACTTTCGTGACTGTAGCAACCAACTGATGACGCCTTGTCGCTCTTTCTGTTGCCAGTTCCGCGAATTGAGGAACGTCGCCACTTCGTCTAGTACGAGAATCCCGTTTTGATCTTCTCTGAATTTTGGTGTCAGCTTTATTTCATCGCCTTCGCGTTCTAGCCCCGGATTCCCCAGCGGTAACGATTCAAGGTCTGGCAGCTCGGGGAAGTCAGGCACCCTGAATGGTCTGATTTTGTTTTTTGGGCTGGTTAGGTGTTCTATGTACAGATTGAGGTTGGTGGCAACCATGCAGCCACGCTCAATGTAATCTCGCATCATCCCTGCTGCAATCAGTGATTTGCCGCTACCTCGTTTGCCGGAAAGAAGGATGCCATCGGTCATTGCATGGCTCTATGGACATTGGCGCGATACTCTCTGTACAGAAATAGCGTCAGCCTTGCTGCAAAATAGGTGCTGATGCAAAGCTCAGCATTTGGCGGCCAGATCAAATAGAAGCCAGTCAAGATGTATTGGTTGTCTATTTGATAGACGATACCGGCGACAAGAAGCTTCATAGCCGCGTAGAAGGTGGCAAGCAAGACAAGAATGATGGCAATCGCCGCACCATTCATTGCTGCTTTCTTGGTGACGAAGATTCCGAGAGCTTTTACTAGCTCCCCGAAAACAGACATCAGGAATTTGGCAAGAGCAGACAT